GAACCTGGAAAGCAAGTACAGGATCAGATCATACATCGTGAAGCTTCGGGGAGGCTGGTCAGCGGTATCCTCTAGGAGGCTCATTGTCGACAGAGTCAGAAGCTTCCTCACCATCCCAACCACAATGTCCTGTGTGTCTATTTCCAGGGGGGCTCCGATGGTCCCGCTTGGTGTGTAGTGGCCGAGGTAGGGGTCGAATGACGAGCGATGGAAATGAGGAGTCGGTAGAAAGGGAGACATCTCAGAGCCCTCCTGGATCTCATAGACGAAGCATCTCTGAACGTCCCTCAACACCACCTCGTCTGCCGTAATGACTCGCACCTGGTGCTGAGTGGGAGGGTAAGTGATACCCTCAATCGGCTTCTCCCACCCGAACTCTCGGAGGTCCTCAGCCAGCTTCGTAGGGCAGTCGTACTCGTCGGCGTTCACTCCAACGCGCTTCCCGGCTTGCGGCGAGAGAAGTCCTGCTCTCTCCTTGTCCCTTTGCTTGGACTCTCTCGTGAGCCTAGCGCAGAGCATGCGAATCTCCCTTTGCTTCTCAGTCATGGACCAGATGTGCTGGATCATCGTCTTGGCACTGACAAACTTCTGGAGGAACCTCTCCTGGACTGCGAAATCTGTGCAATCAGCAATAGCATTCACAAGTTTGGCATCGTAGATGTCAGCCGAAGTGACCGCGTTGATGAAATCCTCTTTGAACTTGTCAACCTCCTTAGAGAAGAGGTGCTTGATCACCGGGTTCACAGCCCTTAGCCTCAGCTTCTCCTTCAGGACTCGTTCGAGAGTCCCTGTCGGATTGGTATAACCCTCCCTCGGAACAGCGTATGGGTCAGCGACGAGAAGGGCCCAGGGCAGTCTCTTGGCAACCTTGTAGTCCAGCACTCTCCTGAATCTCTGGTAGAGCGCCGCATGATTTTCCCTACAGAAGAGGGCAAGACCGCAGAAAGCAGAGACTAGGTCCGACTCAGCCCTCACGAACATGTTGTGGAGGTAGATCACCGGGAATCCTCCTAGAGCTGAAGGCGTCATCATGAGAGCAAGAAGATCAGAGTCAGGCATCCGCCTATAGAAGGGAACTCTCAAGATGTGGATGGC